TTTATGTTAATTACTACAATAGGCTTAGGGCAATGGTTGATTTTTTCCCAGAATATGAATTCTATTTGTCGTTATACGAAAATGATTCAGCAGACTCAACAAAAAATTTAATATTTCAACAAGATTATTCAATGTTTGCTGGAGTATCTATTGTTTCAGAAAAAATTAATACACGGTTTTATGGCTCAACAAAAGATGAAGATAGGGTAAAGAATTTATCAGTAGCAAGAAATAAGGCCCTTACTGCCAACAACTTCTTAGAAAATGTTGACTATGTCTTGATAATAGATATTGACGTTGAATTTAAAATGCCTGCAGTAGAAAAAATTTTAAATTTTAAAAATCTAGAACCAGACTTTGATATTGTTGCTTCTGCCACTTTAAGAAAAAGATCCCTTTATGATCACTGGGCAACAAGAGAGCAGGCTGAGTATGATCGTGCAATTGGAGAAAATTTTGAAATATACAGGAAATTGCCCTATAAAAAATACTATTCTGTCTCTAGTGGATTTTGCCTATATAAAGCCGAAGCCTTTAGGGCTGGGGCAAGGTGGGGGTATATTAATACAGTGAGTGGCAACCCAGATTGCGAAATGGTAGTTGTGTGCCAAGAATTTAGCAAAATAGGATATAATAATATCTATATGATGCATCAAGCAGAAATGCAACATAATCATAAATAAGGAGAAGCATGCGTCTTAAAATAATTAAATTTGTTGTTAAACTACTAGGATATGAATGGTCTGGAGACAACTTAAAATTACCAATTTGGTATGTAAAAGAAAAAAAGAAATCTGAATAATGTACGAGTATAGAATTAAAAAAGTTACAAATGTTGTTGATGGAGACACAATAGATGTAGAAATAGATCTTGGATTTAGTGTTTCATATGCACAAAGATTAAGACTTGCTGGCATCGATACTCCAGAATCGAGAACAACCGATAAAGCAGAAAAAGTTTTAGGCCTAGAGGCAAAAGAATATCTTAAGGGCAAAATTAAAGACGCCAAAGACGTTATTGTAAAAACAGAAAAACCAGACAGTTCAGAAAAATATGGAAGAATCCTTGGATGGGTTTATATAGATGGATCAAATAAATCTATTAATGAGCAAATGATTGAAGACGGTCATGCTTGGGGCTATTTAGGAGACACGAAAGTAAAAGACTTTGCAGCCCTTGCAGTAGCCAGAAAAAAATCTCAAAAATAGGACTTGCATAACTTACTCATATGTTGTATAATTAAATACAAAATAGAAAGAGGTTCAAATGAAAAGTCCAATACCTGGAATTGCAATTTACAGCAATGTAATTAGCAAAGATTTAGATGTTATTAATAGGCTAAGTACCATTCTTGGCAATAGCCAAACCTATAAATGGTCTGAGTCAACTGTGGGATATTCTGAAAAGATGACTGACTTTAGAGACTGCTTTGATTTCAAGTTTAGGAAATCAACGCTTGAAAAAGATACAGGGAAAGAGTCTTTAGAATTACAAAAAATTTGGCAAGAAATTTATGATAGACAAAGTATTGCAGTTAATGAATATTGCACTACATTTTCTGTTGGAGAATTAAAATATTGGGAAGCATTTAACTTTCTTAAATATGAAAAAGGTCAGCATTTCCAGTATCACCACGATCACTCTGAAAACTATAATTGTACAATATCATTAGTTCAATATTTAAATGATGATTACGAAGGCGGAGAGTTAAGTTTTGGTGGATGGAATTATACATACAAGCCAGTTGCTGGAGATCTTGTGATATTTCCATCTAATTATATGTACACTCATAGGGCAATGCCAGTAACAAGCGGTACTAAATATGCACTTGCCACAATGCTAGATTATAGTGATAAGTATCACTCTCCAGAAATACATCAAAATAAACAATACTAATATCAAATATGATATAATTAATATGTACCTGCCAAATGGGGGTACATTAACTTATTCGCTTGAAGGAGGAATAAAATGGTAACACAATTCGCAATGGATCTATTTAATGATCCTTTTTTTATTGGCTTTAACAGAGAGTTAGGCCGTTTAAATACAGCACATAAAACAAACTCACAATCATATCCACCATATGATCTTCTTAAGTTAGACGAAGATACATATAGGCTATCTATTGCAATCGCAGGATTCTCAAAAGAAAACATTGATGTATCAGTAGATAATGGAACACTCATCATTAAGGGTGAAATTATTGAGGTAACCGATGCTGAAGTTGTTCATAAGGGCATTGCAGGTCGTAAATTTACACGATCATTTGCTCTCGGTGAATACATGGAGGTTACTGGTGCTGATCTAAAGGACGGTATGCTAAATATTAGTATTGACCGCATAGTGCCTGAAGAGAAAAAGCCAAAAACAATTAAAATAAAATAAATCTAAGACACCTGAGCATGTGTATAAAAGGCTCACCTTCTGATATAATTAATATTCGGATATGGAGAACATAATGAATTATCAAATCATGGCCCCTGGATTAGTGTATTATAGGAATGCAATCACGAATCCAGAGGCAACAATTAAAACTATTGAACTAATACAAAATCGTCTTCAATCTGGGGTTGAATCAAAAGCAGAGGCCTGGGAAGAATGGAATGGGGCCAATGCAACCATTGAAAGGTTTTGTTTAAAGTCTTGGATAACAAACCCAAGAGATATGGAAAAGAATGACCCTTTGTATGAAGAGGTGTCGGTAATATATAAAAATGTTTCCGAGGGTATTGATAAAGTTTTTGATCATTATGCAAATACTGTATATCCGTCTGCTGGAAAAACTGTAAAATCAACAGAAGGAAGACTCAGCATATTAAAATATTCTAACTCTGGTTATTTGCCTCCTCACCAGGATCAAGGGGTTAGCAGCAGATTGATTTCTACCGTTGGATATTTAAATGATAATTATGAAGGGGGAGAAATTTATTTTACGTACCTTGATATAAAAATTAAACCAGAAGCAGGAAGTGTAGTATTTTTTCCATCAAACTATATATATGTTCACGAAGTTATGCCAATTTCTAATGGAATTAGATATGCTATTCCACAGTGGTATCATTCATTGACTACCCAAAGAGACTCGACTGGAGAAGAATAATGGCAATTTATGAATATGACTGTATGCCTTGTGCTAAAAGATTTATAAAAGAAAGATTAATAAGTGATGAAGATCCAGGATATGTCTGTGATTCTTGTAATAAAAAATTAATCAGAGTTTATTCACAAATTGGGGCAATTTTTAATGGTTCTGGGTTTTATAGCACAGACAATAGAAAAAAATAAAAAGTTCAAACTTGACAGCCAAATAAAATAACTGTATACTTAGTATATGATTACACAAGAAAAATCAAGAACACTAACTACCCTTGACCGTTGTGATAGATGCTCAGCAAGAGCCTATGTCTTGGTAGAGGGAAATGTGGGAGAACTATTGTTTTGTTCGCACCATTATAATAAAATTGTAGACAATGCTGTTGGATATGACAACTTAATGAAATTTATGAAAAGCATAGTTGACAATCGTGACATTCTAGAAAAACCATAGGGAGAAAAATGGAAAGCAAAAAAAGAAGTATGTATAAATCAATTACTTGGCCAGTAGTGCACATCCTATTTGTTGGAACCTTGGTGTATTTTTTTGAAAAAATAATTACTGGGGAAGCCCATTGGGAGTATGCTGGGGCTTTTTCAATCATTTACACTACATGTGAAATGATAGGATTCTTTTTACATGAAAGAGTTTGGAATAAATTTGGTAAAAATATTAAATAACATAACAAAAGAGCCAACTCCGTGAGCAAAGATGACAATATAGATCGGATGGTTGACGATTTAATTTTGGCGGGTGCCATTGAAGTTGATGGAATAGATCCAATGACTGGTGAATTCTTGTATAAGGTGACAGATAAAATGGAATTAGTAAATAAGGACTTATATGACGCACATCTAGGTGTAATATATGCAGACACAATGTATTTTTGGGAACGTGGCTTTCTAGAAATAGGAGACATCACAAGTAAAAATCCAATAATTGCTTTATCTCCCAAATGTTTTGACTTAAAAGCCATTAGCGATTTGCCTTATGACAGGATACCCATCTTAATGAGCATCATAAAGGCTATGGATCCTAATTAAGGGATATAATAGCATGCATAAATTTATCGAAAACATTTTTTCACAAATAGAAATTGATTATTTAAAAGATATTATTAAAGAAAAAGAAAATCTAAAACTTTATGATATTCGTCCAGAGACTGGAAGAATTGCTATATCCTTGCCGTATTTAAAGCCAGAAATAATTGACAAAGTGGAAAAAATTATTAAAAATAATTATGGTAAAGATTATAAAGTTAAAGATATTGGATTTCATAGATACAAATTAGAGTATGGCCACCCAAAGTTAAAGCCACATGTAGACAGCGGAAACTGTGAAATTGTATTTGATTATCAAATTGAGGCAAATAAAAAATGGGATGTTGTTGTTAACGGAAACTCTATAGGCTTAAATGATAACGATGCTGTTATTTTTGAAGGAGAAAAAGACGCTCATTGGAGAAAGCCAATAAGGTTTAACTCAAATGAGTATGTGTCGCTGATT